AACAGTTGAATATATTCAAAATATAAACAACGCGTAATAAATAATTAAAGTGCTCCTTCGGGAGCACTTTTAATAGGAGAAAAAATATGGCATTTGATGCAACAGATGTAAAATCGTCAACAAGAACAAGTTCTGGAAGATTAGAAACCTACACAGGTAGTTCAAGCTTTCTTGGGAGAACAAGAATAAAAGCTGTTCAAGCAAACCCAAGCGCAGCTGCTGGCCTTATAAAACTTTATAATGGGACAAGTGCAGTAGCAGCTAATATTGTATTCCAAGCTAAATTTGGAAGTGCAGCTGGAGCTGACTGTCTTGATACATATATTCCACAAAATGGAATTTTATGTCCTGATGGAGTTTATGTTGATTTAACAGCTAATTGTGATTCTGTGACGATTGTCTGGCAATCATAAGGAGACTAAATGGCTAACACTACATCCGGGACAGCAACTTTCGGAAAAACGTTTGCTGTTGATGATATTATTGAAGAAGCCTATGAACGATGTGGTATTAGAGGAGTTGCCGGTTACCAGTTAAAAACTGCAAGGCGCTCTTTAAATATTATGTTTCAAGAGTGGGCTAACAGAGGAATTCATCTCTGGGAAATTGGAGATGGATATGCCACTCTTGTCGATGGGACGAATGAATACATTGGCTATAGAGCCAGTGGAGATGGAACTTCTACTTTATTAAATAGTGCAGGTGCTGCCTTATATGGTACCGATGATATTTTTGAAGCTTCTTATAGAAGTAGTGCAGGTACGACGAGTCAATCCGATAGTCCATTAACCAAAATTTCAAGATCAACTTATTCGGCTTTATCAAATAAATTAGCTAAAGGACAACCTTCCCAATATTGGGTTCAAAGATTTATAGATAGAGTTACTATTACTTTATATACTACACCTGGATCCAGTCAGGCGGGAGACCGAATTCAATTTTATTACATGAAAAGAATAGAGGATGCTGGTGCCTATACCAATGCAGCAGATGTTCCTTATTATTACATTCCTGCAATGTGCGCAGGGTTAGCCTATTATGTGAGTTTAAAATATGCTCCTGATAGATCACAGAATTTAAAATTACTTTATGAGGATGAATTATTAAGAGCGGAGGCAGCGGATGGGTCGAGTAATAGTACGTATATTACACCTAAGACCTATTATCCCAGTGTTTAATTATGGCGCGATATGCACAAGGAAAATTTGCACTAGCAGTTTCAGATATTAGTGGTCAATCATTTCCATGGAATGAAATGGTTACACAATGGAATGGATTGTTTGTACATTATTCTGAATTTGAATCTAAACAACCTCAACTCGATCCTAAACCAAGTCATGCTGATCCCACAGCTTTATGGAAAACAAGACCTCAACAGCCAGCTCCTTCTACTTTAAGATTTTTAGAATTTAATCCTTTAGTAACTTATGCAGCTGCTTCAGGAATTATAAATGTTAAATCCTTAGATCATCAAAGAAGTTATGGAGACACTGTAAGATTTAGAGGTGCTCCTACTACTTCTCCTGGTACGGGAACTCCTGATACCGTAGGAGATGATGGACCCGTTGCAGGAAATCCTGTCGTTGGTTTTTCTAACATTGCAAACATAGATGGAATTGCGGGATCAACAATTTGTAAAGCTGCAGGTTTTACAATTTATCCTGGAAAGTATACTTCTACTACAACCACTTTAAATGGAGCACTGGATGCTTCTACCACTACTATAGTTTTAACAAGTGGTACAAATTTTACAGGAGTGTCTACTGGAGTAGTAGAACCTACAAGTACCAATAAAAGTGGTACACCTACCTGGGGTATTCTAGTTGATACTGAGATTATTAGTTATACGGGAGTAAATACTCATACATTAACAGGAGTGACTCGTGGAGCTTTTGGATCTACGGCTGCTACTCATAATACCGGAGCAACAGTAAGATTACTACATACTCCAGCAAACTGGTATCATTTTAATAGTACTGGAACAGCGAGCTCAGGTAGTATAAAAGGTGGAGGATGGAACATCTCTTCTGGACCAGTAACTTTAAAAACGATAGGACCACAATAATATGCCCGCAGGATTAACATACAGTTTAACAAATTTACAGGATGATATTAAGAATTATACTGAAGTAGATAGTTCAGTTTTTAGTTCTAGCGTTTTGAATAAATTTATTGTTAATGCGGAAAACAGAATTTATAGAGCTTTTGATGCTGATCTAGAAAGATTTTATGCGACTTCTAACTGTATTATTGGTAATCGCTATGTATCAATTCCAGCTGATTTAAGAGTCATTAGATATGTGCAGCTAAAAAATAGTGATGATGAGCAAGTTTATTTAGAACAAAGAGATCCCAGTTTTATGGCTGAATATTATGCCACACCGGGTTCTTCTTCTAGCAGTATTCCTAAGTATTATGGCAATTGGGATGAAGAGTATTGGGTGATAGCTCCTACTCCAAATGCAGCTTATGAAATTACTTTAGCTTATAATAAAGAACCAACGAGTTTAACGGATGCGACCAAGTCTTCCAGTGGTACTTATCTATCTAATAAATATCAAGATTTACTTTTATATGCATGTTTAGTAAATGCATATGGGTACTTGAAAGGCCCGATGGATATGCTACAATACTATGATAAAGCTTATAAGGAAGCTTTAGAAACGTACGCGAGAGAACAAATGGGTCGTAGACGCAGAAACGAATATCAAGATGGGGTTATTCGTCTTCCAATTAAATCTGAATCACCATCAACTTATTAAGGAGATAAAAATATGGCAAACGTAATACCCTATGCATTCCGTGGAGAGTTATTCACAGGAACACATAATTTTGCTTCCGGTGGGGACAGCTTTAAATTAGCTTTGTACACTTCCAATCCTTACAACACATCTAGTACTGTTTATGTTTCTACAAATGAAGTTAGTTCTTCAGGAACTAATTACACAGCAACTGGTAATACCCTTACAGGTAATGCAGTTGCATATGGAACAGCAGTTGCAACATGTGATTTTGCGGACACGACGTGGACATCAGCTACAATTACAGCAACTCATGGAGCAATTTATAATGATTCCCAAAGTGATAAAGTATGTGTGGTGTTAGATTTTGGTGGAAGTAAAACTTGTACAAATGGTACATTTAAAATTACTTTCCCGGATCCAAGCACACCGGCAGATGCAATTATCAGTATGGCTTAATAGGAGAAAAGTAAAATGGCATTAGTAATAAATGATAGAGTAAAAGAATCTAGTACAACTTCAGGTACAGGAACAATAAGTCTTGCCGGAGTCGTAACAGGTTTTGTAAGTTTTGTTTCAGGAATTGGAAATAGTAATACAACTTACTATGCAATTTTTGAACAAGGAACTGCTAATTGGGAAGTTGGGATTGGAACCGTAACCGATGCAACACCAGATACTTTGTCAAGAGATACGGTGATAAGTAATTCTGCGGGAAACACTTCTAAAATAACATTTGCTGGAGGCACCCTAGATGTATTTGGTACGATGCCTGCAAGTAAAACAGTTTATTTAGATTCAACAGGAAACCCAGTAGGAGCAGCAAGCGCAGGTTTTGCATTAGCAATGGCGGTTGCATTATAGGAAAAAAATATGGCACAAGATTTTAGAAACAGTCTAGTAAGAACAATTGGAACAAGTGATACTACTGTCTTAACTGCGGGAGATTATGATGCAGTTATAGGTATTAGATGCTGTAACATTTTAACAGCAACAATTACGGCAGATATTAAAATTGCAAAAGGAGGAGCCGACTACTTTTTAGCAAAAGGAGTTGTAATTCCACCTAATTCAGCTGTCGAATTGATCCAAGGAGGAGCGAAGATTGTTTTAGCTAGTGGTGATGTATTAGAAGCAGTCAGTGATACGGCAAGTTCACTAGATGTTGTTTGTTCATACATCGATACTATTAGTTCGTAGGAGGAATTATGACGGCGACAATAAATGGAATCCAATATATTGGAGGGCAATATAGCCCTAATGATTTTATATGGAATCAAGCGGCAACAATTGATGGAACACAAATAGTAGAGAATGGAGTTCTTGCAGGACCCATTACTATTCCAGGAACAATAACAGTAACAGGAACATTGGTAATCGTCTAATGAGTAAAATAGAAGTAGATGCAATAGAACCACAATCAGGCACGGCTTTAACAATAGGAGCTAGTGGAGACACTATTACTATTCCTAGCGGTGCAACATTAACAAATGCAGGCACAGCAACAGGTTTCGCAGCTATAGCTTGGCAATCAGTAGTAACAGCAGCAACTTTAACAGCAGTAGCAGGTAGAGGTTATCCCATTAATACAAGTTCAAATGCTTGTACGGTTACTTTACCAGCGGCAGCTTCTGTTGGCGATCAAATTATATTTACTGATTATGCTAGAAACTGGGGAACTAACGCTTTAACAATCAATCCAAATTCTTTAAAATATCAAGGTAACACAAGCCCTAATCCAGTTTATGATACTAATGGTGAATCTATTCATATTGTTTATGTGGATGCAACCAAAGGCTGGGTTCCGCTTTATGATGGAGCTGTGGCTATGGAAACTCCACAAACTCTAGCTGTTACATATTTAGTAGTTGCTGG